TCGGGTCACTCCACCTACATGGGCCGAAGATTTGGTTATCCTTCGATGGCGTTGGTTGCTATATACACCCTATGGCATGCCAACGCAAGCCGGACTAGTTACGAACTGGACATCTCATTGCAAAAAATGCAAGAGAGTGTAGAGTCCTCTTTGTTCAATCACCGATTCATCCAGTGGGAGGATCCCGTTATTAGCGGGAAACGAGTGTTCGATTCACTCATCGGTTGATTGAACTATTATAAGTAATTTATTGCCAATAAGTAATGCGGAGTTAAGAGGATTTCATGGAGCGAATCCAATAAGATTGTTTATCCTGTGCACTTGAAATCCCCTTATAGGGTCATTTGGGCGCACGGATCTAATCTGTTCTCCCAAAACCCAAACGCAAAAATGGGAGAACATTTTCAGACACAAGAAACCCCCACCTCCTCTCGCACGGAGCATGTAGCCCGCGGTGGCGATATCGAGATGGGGGCCGTCTTGAACGAGCGAGCAACTACCCGTTCTTGAGCAAATCTAGCACGAGCTTGTTGATCTCTTTGTCACCATTGACGTACCTCTGATGGTACTGATTCTGAGGGTTCATCTGAATATCCCGCGCCTTTGCCGCACCTGCCATGAAGGTGGCAGTGCTGTCCGAGTTGACGATCTTGTCATCGCTCACCATGCGGGCAAACCTCTCAAGTGCTACTACGACCGCGGGATCGCTGAGACCTTTCGTGTTGGGGTCGAGTCCGGTGACTTGGCAGGCCCGTTTAACGACTGCCATGTTGGTGTCAAACTTGTCTCCCCATGCCTCTCCGAGAGCCTTCTTGCCAGCCTCAAGCTCCACCTGCGCCTGCTTCGCCTGCGCTTCCGCGGCTTGAGAGGATCGTGCAAGGTCGAATGCCATGATCTGCTCGGCCTGCGCGGGCGTGACACCGAGCTTGTGGGCGAGGGCATTGAACTCTTTGGCCTGCGACTCATTCCACTCAGCACCCTGCGGGAGATCCTTTGGCTTAACCGAGTAGGCATCGGGACTCTCCGGCACCCCACGCTTTGCGTTGAATGCTGCCCACTCTTCCGGTGAGGACTTTTCGTTCGGCATGATGATGGCATCTGCCTTCTTGCCGAGCAGCCTCTGCTGACTGATAAGGGTCTTGGCTAATGCTTCGGGGTTCTTGAACTGACCGAGGATCTGCTTGTCGTTCTTGAACTCGTCCGGCAGACGGTCAAGCCAACCTTCTCCAAATTCACCCTTCTCGTTGAGTGCCCACGGGGAACTATCCGTCTGAGTCGAGGTCGGTGTAGTCGAGGAACTCCCTCCAGTTTGCTGGTCGATGAGGCTTCCCGTCCCTGTTGGGGTCGATGTCGTAGGGGTCGGGTGGCTGCTGCCCTCGCTTGACGCGAGGAGTGCGTTTCCGTCCACGGGAGTCACCGAGACTCCCTCGCTTGAGATGTTCATTCTGTTTCATTGGGTTGAGGTGTGCTGTCCATTAGGGGTGGCAATACACCTCCCGCTAAAAATTCGGAGTGTTCTGACTCCGTGAAATTCTCCTTGTGCCACTTGATGAAAGTCGGATTCTCCCGTAGGGATTCCGGCTTAAGTTCAGTCTCAGTCTTTGAGTGCTGTTTTTGTTTTGGGTGCTTCATGAGTTGCTCGGTAAATGCATGCTTCGATGTGGAGGATGACCTGCCTCTGACCGTCCCTTAGTGCTGCCTTCAGCGGGTCGTAGTTTCCCTCCTTGTTGGCAATGAAGGCGGGCGCATCGGTGCCGAAGACCTTCTTCAAATTGTTCACCACTTCTTCGCCTGCCTCCGTGGTAAGTACCGAGTAGGAGAGGATCTCCTTGGGGATTCCACTCATTGCTGCATGCCCCGTTGAAGTTGTGCACCTGCCGCGGTATCGGGTTTCACGCTACCGAGCTTTTGAGCGATGTCCGCTTGATGGGTCTGCTGCTGCATCTGAGCCTGCTGTGCGGCTTGCTGTGCTCTTTGCTGGCGCATCTGAGCGACCTGCTGCTCATCCCGTAGGAATTCGGGGTCACCACCATTGGCGAGGGTCTTCTCGCGCACGATCTTGTCGAAGTCAAAGTTATCGAGAGGAGACATGTCTCCAGTAGCTGCTGCCAGTTGGACGGCAGATCCGACCACATCGTCGATCACCTGCACCGAACGTGTGCCGACTGCGATGGACATCCGGTTGTTGAAGACCACTTGCGGTTCGGGGATGAACGCTTCACCCATCGGGTTGAGTTGGATGAGTTCCTGTGGGGGAGGTGGGAGCATGCCGCGGCGGGCAAGGATCCCGTAGACACGCTTGACGAGTGGGATGAGTAGCTCGGTGGTGAGGCGGGAGTAGGTAGGAGAGATCAGCACCAGTTTCTCCGATTCCATTGCACGGACTTGAGTTGCCGTGATGGGAGTGCCACCGCGTTGGGCCTCCTCTTGAGCAAACATCTGAAAGAGGGGCACATTGAATGCCTCCTCAATGTGCTTCTGCTTCATGATGACACGGTCTTGACCGATGTCGTAGCGTCCTGCTGTAGCCCATTCCCGCGGGATCGCATTGGGATCGGTAGCGGAGAAGTAGGTGATCCCTCCGGCTCGAAGATCGACATCTCCGTTCATGTCTTCCGGCACGAGAAGGCGTGGAAACGCGCTCAATTCAGCTAGACTGTCAAGTTGGGCTTGCAGGAAATTCAACTGCTTCGCGTCCGGCAGTGCCACCCATGATGGTGACCACCCGTAGACCGACTGCTGCCACTTCAGAAAGCGACTGACCACAAAGGGTTGCTCGTCGAATCCGCTATTGCGGAGGATGTGGCGGGCATTGACCTCCACATGGACTGAGGCGAAGGCTTTATTCTCGCCATCGATCTTACCCTTCACGCGATCCTTTTCGGGACGGGGAGCAATCATGTGGAGCATCTCCACCTTGTGCTCGTAGTTTTTGCCGTCACCACTCTCGTACTGCTTGCGCGTTGGTTCTGAGACGTTCTCGATGCCGTACTCTTCCACGAGTTGCCGGACGGTCATCTCCTTACGCACGAGGATGACATCGACCATTCCCTCGTTGTTTTCACTGGCGCAAAAGGTGCCTACGTCAAAGGTCTTGAAGAGGAGGGGGACGGTCTCTCCACTATCAACGAACATGGCGCATGTGCCAAAGGCACCACGCTCAAGGTGGGCCTCATGGATAATGCTATAGAAGTTACTGCGACCGAGTTCCTCTAAGATAATCTCGGTGCACTCGGCGAAGTATTCGCAGACACCGTCCGCATCTTCCATTGACTCCGGTGCTGAGAGTTGCACCCAATTCGAGTGAGGGTCATTGACGTAACTCATGATGCCCGCTGCCATGATCTGATTGGCGCGGACTGCGGTCGTGTCAAAGAGTTGAGTCTCGCGGTCTACGTTGGGGCCGATCTGCTTGTTGAGGATGTAGCTCTTGCGCGGCATGACGTAGGTGGCGAGGGTCTGCCACATGCTCATCCAGTAGTTGCGGTCGGACTCTAGTGCCGACCAACGCGCCAGCACCGATGCGGCAAGCACTGTCTTGCTCTTGTCCGGTTTGGGTGTCTTTACACCTGCGGGCAAAACTTCATCCATACTAGCTTCCTAAGAGGGATCCGCTTCCGGTCGCGGTATTGACCGAGGGGTCGCCGGACTTGAGGAGTGAGGCTTTATATCCGAATCCCTTCTGAGCGTTCACTGCGCCCTGCTGCTGTGCCATCGCAACATCCGCGGAGGATGCGGTCGGTGGTGGTGGGGGAGGGGGAGGAGTTGGTGCCGGAGGGATGTTGATGATCGGAGGGGCAGGGACGGGGTAGTAACCACCACCACCTCCTCCTCCTTTAGCAACGTGTAAGTCCGGCTTGCGAGTTGGTGCTGGAGGCATTGGAATGCCACCTGCTAATGCCATTTCGGGAGTTAAGAGGTTACAGATGTCCGATATGAAGGAGAGGAACTCTTCGCGCATGCGGTGTAGATAGCATCCCAACTATACACCCGCAACGAGTTTTTACGTTCATAGGAAACATAGGGCAATTTGTGGGTCGCCTGCTTGAAAGCGGACATCAAGTCACCCGCGTAGAGGTAGAGATGCCAGCAGTCTCCGATGGCATACCGGATATGTGGATTGGTGACGTATCGGTACTCGTGATAGTGAAGCACGGGCCGAGCCATGAGGAAGAGCGATGGAGTCGAGATAACGATCCCATTGGGGTCAAGCAGGTGGGCCTCCAAATCCTCTTTGAAGGATCTCGCGCACGGTTCCTTGTCGTAGACTGCCGCGGCGAGTTCTACGGGGGTCATGCGTGACAAGCCAATGTGTTCATGCCATTCCTCAATGCTATTTCTACCACCACTCCTGCTGTATTGAGTTCTTTGGCAATCTCTTCAATGGTCTGCCCGCATATGTGGTAGGCAATCACGCAATGCCGCTGTGCTTTATTCAGCTTCTTCATCCGGTGCTTGAGGTAGTCCCGTGCCATGACCTGCTCAATAGAAATGCAGGGTGCGTAGTCGAGTTGCTCTGTGGTTATCATAACTCATCCTCTGAAACCCATGTCCAACCGTGCCAACTACCCACAGGATTTTTGCATCTTGGTGTTAATTTTGCTAGGCCCGTATAAGCAGGGGTCATCCACGGTGTTTTTTGGTTTCTTGCAACCAAACTATCTGAATCGAAAAGGTGTCTGTGATCCCTAATGAACAAGACAAGATTCTTGGCGACATATGTATTGCGATTGGGGTCTCTAAACCTCCATTCCTTTGCTGCTGTATGGCACTCTTGGAATGCTTGGTGATCCGGCCTGCGCATTATTGTTGCAGTTCTTTTCCTTATTGCTTCCGGCGCGAGACATTGAAAAGGCTTAGTGAGAGCTTTTTGCCACGCTAACAACCTTCTTGCCTCAATTATAGAATCTTTCGATCTCCATGCTGCCATGCACTTGACGTTG